TGCGAACGGGTTCGGCCAGCTCGGCAACAGGTTGAGGGCGAGAATTTTCAGGACGCTTGAAGTCCAGAATCGGACGGTCCCAGCGAGTGCCAGGCAGATTGATGTTCAGGGCAGCGTGTTGACGCAGCATGGCAGCGTAGCCCGAACGGTTTTCACGCATCTGGTTCTCAATGATCGGCAGCAGCATGGCGGTAACCAGCAGGCGGCCAGTGATCGAAGCGTCACCGCCAGTGCTGGCAGCATGAACACCACCGCTCATCACTTCCTTCAAGGTCGAACGAGGAGTGACACCCATTTGGGCAGCAATCTGGTTCAGCACCGTAGGATAGCCCTTGCCATCAGGCACGGCAGTAACGTCGCCAGTAGCTTTGACGATCTGGTTCTCGAAGAACTTGTCCAGAGGCACTGCATTCAAGCCGTCTTCGGCTCGCATGTCGCGCATGACGTTCTCGTTCATCGTCAAGGTATGCTGTGCGCCCTTGGCATCGTAAATTTTCAGTTCCATAATGGTTCCTTTCTGGATGGGGCAATTGTACATGCCCCAGTATTAGTTACACGAACTCGACGACCACGGTAGAGTCCAGAGCGCCAGTGCCACCGTCAAACCCGACCACGCGACATTGGAACGGAGTGGTGTTGGCACCCTTTTTCACGGTCGGCAATTGCTCACCAGCAGCGTTCTCAGGCAGTTCGGTACCCAAAGCAGGGACCGCACCCGAAACCACGTAATCGCCAATGGCAAGTGCTTCACCGGCCTTGGCCTTGAAGATGCCCTTTTTGACAATGCCGACCAGCAACTTGCCGCCGCGAGTTGCACCAGTCAGGCTCGACAAGTCCGAAGCGATCAGAGCTTCGATGGGGTCGCCGTCACCGCACAGAGTGTAGGTGTCGGGGCCTGACAGCTTGACAGGCTTGCCGACTTCTGCGCGAGTGGGGGCAGTATTGGCCGGAGCCGACAGGATGACCGTGTCGACAGGGTACGAGTGGATGGTGGGTTGAATCAGGAATGCGCGAGCCATTTAGGTTCTCCTTAGAAATTCAGGGTGGAGGCGGTTGCCAACCAGCTCGGCTTCTTCTCAGAAGCTGCCGAGTCAGCCGAAGCGACTGGAACAGATTTGCGACCAGACACGAAAGCTTTGGCGTAACCTGCCGACAGTTCAGCGTGAGCTGCCAGCACTTCTGCAGGCGACTTACCTTCCAGATCGACAGGTTTGCTCAAGGCAACGCCCATTTTGGTGGCGTAAGCTTTCAGAGGAGCAGCCATCGCATTCATAGTTGCCACCGCAGAAGCGTGAGCATTCTGCAATGCCTTCAACTCGTTGGAGAGTGCTTGCGCGTTGGCAGCCAAGCCCTGAGCTTCAGCAAGTTGGGTTTTCAGGTTTTCAAGTTCGGCTGCCTGCTCTGCGTTGATGGCTTTCAGGGAAGCGATCTCGGCACTAGCAGTCATTGCAGGTGCAGCTTCACCGTCTTCACCCTCATCGCCAGCGCTACCGGCGTTAGCAGTGCTGCCAGCACCAGATTCAGTCTGTTCAGCAATCTGCGCAGCAGCGGCCAGAATAATTTCCGGGTCACTTTCTGCACTCATTGCCAGAACGTCCTGAATTGAGGCACCGGCTTTCAGTGCGGCCAATTGTTCAGGGGTCATAAGTTCTCTCCTAAAGGTTTGTCGGATTATCTGCTATTTCTGATAGCCTCAACAAGTTTGGAAGTTACAATCCTACGTTATTTGAAACGTAAAAGGCACCGTAAGGTGCCTTAATCTGCTCTACCGAGCGCGGGAACGTCGCTTTACGTCCATCTGAACAATCTTCAGAGCGTCCGAAAGCGTCCCAATCTTGTCAATCAAGCGATTTTGCAAAGCCTCTCTGGCATGCATTGTCCGACCGTCTCCAACCGCCTTTTTCAAGGTTTCCAGCTTCAGTCCACGAGCCGCCGCAACATCCTTCATGAAGATTTCCGCACCGTCATCCACCATCTTCTGGTAATGCTCCTTGGCTTCGTCAGACAACTCCTCATAAGGGTTGCCTGCCATTTTCAGGCTACCACTTTTGAAAGTGTGAACCTTGACACCTTCATCATCCAATGCCTTTACGACGTTACGTAACTGGACTACTGCGCCGATCGAACCCAGCATGGACAACTCGCTGGCAACAATCGGACCGGCTCCAGCACTAATCCAATAAGCCGCACTGCAAGCATTAGCTGCATAAACCACAGAAGGCTTCATCTTGGCAAGTTGGGACATAGCAGCCGCCGTCGACTGCAAGCCGTTCACCGCGCCACCGGGGGAGTCGACATAAAAGACGACCGAATCGAAGTTGTCCGAAGTCATCACCTCGTACACCGCTGCCTTAATCTCTTCGTACCCCAGCATGCCGAACATTCGCATCCAGCCCGCTTCCCCAGCGATCAACGTCCCTGTGATCTTCACAATCGCTGTCGAAGCCGCAGCCTGCCCAATCGGAGGCATGCCTCCTTGCGACTTGAATGCCGAACACTTCATCGCAGGCTTCCACCCTTCTGGAGGCCCAGCCTTCAGAAGCTCTGCATACCTGGTTGCCGATGCCTCACTACCTAACCACAGTTCCATGATAAAACTCCCAGTTAACTCTTCTTACCTGTAGGTGCGTCCGACTTCAGCGTATCTTTCTGCCCATTCATAAGCGAAGTTTGCGAAGTCGTATCCTGCACCCGCCTGCTCGTCGTCTTGAACATTGTGCCACTTTTCGGCTGATACCCTTCAGGAGGTAACTTGCCTGTAAGCATCACGCAAGCTTGCTCGTCAGTGATAAAGCCCAGCGACAACTGCTCAAGGATGCGGTCCTGTTCCATCGCACGGTACGCCTCCTGCTCTCCCTTGGGACGCAAGTCAACGTCGTCGTACTTGAAGTCCACGTAGCAGTTCATGCCCAGCAAGCGTACTGCCACCGTCAGCATGCGAGAATAAATCACGCCAAGTTTCAGTGCCAGAACTTCTGCCGACTTCAGGAACAGGTACGCAGAAACTGTTGCCGAACCTTGTCCAGAATCTCGACCCAGCACCGCAGGCAGCGTCTTCAGCGAAGCTGTCAAGCGACTTTGCAGTTGCTCGTGAATCGTTTGCAGCATCGTCCCAATGCCACTAGCGCCACCAGAATTTTCCCCCGGCCCTGCCAAGCGATAATTTACAGCGTCCGTTGTAATGATCGCGTCTTCCGGCTCCAACTGCTCCAACGTATCACTGATACCTTGCATCGTGTTCTCCAAAGCCTCTTTCATCTTCTTGGGATCATTCAAGGTACCAATCGCCATCGACTTCTTCAAGTTCTCTTCAATGATCGAAACTATCATTCGAGGAGCAATGTTTCGCTGCAGTTGGCGCAGCAAGAAATTGTTGAAGTCTTCGTCAGCAAGCACTGCACGCAAGGCCGTTACAAGGTAACCTTCTGCGTAAGCTGTGAGCAGGTCTTGGTCGACGCTGACGTAAAAGATGGTCGGGTAATCCAGGTCAACCTCGTTGCCAGAAACGACTTGAACCGGGTAAACGCCTCGCTTGCTGTCCTCTCGAAATTGCAGCGTCGATACAGCGATAGGTGCTGGGTACGTCGGCATTCCGAGATCATCCAGGACAAGTTCAAGAGCCATTGCACCCTCAAACAGCAATTCCTTGCCGAGAGTCTCAGACAAGGACTGCAAATCGCTAGTAGGGTTGTAACCTTGATTAGGGTCTCCGAGGAAAGTAATCCGTGCAAGAATTTCATGTGCAGCCTTCGTCGCTTCAGGGTTGATTCTCCCATCAAGGTCGTGTGCTGTAATGCGGTAACTTTTCGGGATGCCTGTACGCAGGTAAGCGTTAACCGTCGAAGACATGTCCGGGTTCGCCGCAGCGAAATTCCGAATAACTTCAGACGTTGACGTGCCAGAACGGAACGTTGTAGCGTCCGTGTTAGCGTTCACTCTCGTTGTACGCCGCAGCAGGTCTGTGGAACGCTCCCCTTGGGGGCGGAAACCAGGAACAGTCACCTGCCCTTTCGGGGGTGTCGGTAGAGGAACGTCCGGCAGCTTTCCAGCCGCCGACACCTTCGGTGAGAACAAGCTTGGAAAGCGTTTGGCAATCCGTGAAATGAGGTTAAGCTTCATAGTTATCCTTCTGAGGCTGCGACTTGAGGTCGCGCCGATGGCGCGATTCTACAAGCCTTTATCTGATTCTCCACTCCAGAAGTCGCAAGTCGTAACCTCTAGCGCAAGCCTGGGATGTAAGGGTTGAGCCGATTTTCAGGATTCTTTGCACGCTTAGCCTTCATCAAGGCTATCGGCAGCATGCCTGCTGCAGCAAACCCCACCCCTGATGCGGTATGGCGCAACTTCGTAGCCACCATGAGGTACAGCAAGCTGTGGTGGTAGTGATCTTCCTCGTCGCCGGTCTTTACCCAGACGTGAGTCAACTCGCCGTGGCGCGTGAACTTCGCTACTCGCTTCATGCAAAGCATGTGCTTTTTGAAAATAGCGTTCTCTTCACTGCTCGAAATCAAAACCTGCTTGCGCTTAATCATCTCAAGCAAGGTGTCGAACGCCGCAGTGCGATTTATGTTCACTGCCTGAAAACCTAGCTTACCTTCTTCAGGAACTTGCTTCTCCTCTCGCACAGTAAACAGCACCGGGTCTTGCTTCTGCACGTAATTCGCTCCCCATGCGTTCGGGGACAAGTTGCATATCTGCGTCACAAGGTCGAAAAGGGGTCCGCTATCCACCACCTGAACACTCACGTTGTACTGAATCTTCAGGATTTGCATCCGTTCGAGCAAGTCTGTGTAACGGCAGCGTTCACGGTGAAAAACAGCAAGTTCGCCCGTCTCCAGCTCCCGCCCGACCGTGATCGTGCAGGTAACGCCCATGTCGACCCCCATCTGGCAAATGTTTGCGTCTGGAGTCAATGGCATGCTTTGGAGGTTGTCGATGTCGGTCTCAGTAATTGCTTCCGTCTCTTCCTCGGCTACGATTCCCAGCGCCTGATTCTTAAATTCTGAGAACTTGCGATACTCCGTGGAGTTCTTCACAAGGTTTTTCAACAAGATTCGGCGGTGCGCAGAGAAGGGGCTGACCATCCAAGCAGTAGCGTGGTGGTTCTCGTCGGGATTTTCTGTCACCCACTGCATGCGAGTGTGGTCGATGTTGGGGTCCAGGCCACATTTGGGGCAGCACAACCAAGCCTCTTCGTAGCGAATCAGGTGCAGGTTTTGCTTCGTGATCTCCGTCAGGGGCTTGTCCCAGCCGGGAATCTTCACGTCGTTGAAGTAGTCCGGCAGGAACCAGTGATTACAGTTCTCGCACTTAACGAAGTGGAACTTCCTGATGGCTGTCAAGGTTTCCTTGTGGATTCCGAAGTTCGCAATCGTCGGAGTCGAGAAAAGGCGGCGCATTTTCGTCGGCTTGTCCTGCAGGCGTGAGACGTAGGTCGTCAGCACGTCGGGGTCTGACTTGTCCACCTCGTCGTGAATGACCATGTCGGCAGGCGTAGACAAGGCGTTTGTCTCTGCTACTGTACCTTTGAAGTACAGAAAAGAGTTCTTTCCGAACTTCTTGATCTCCGAGTTGTTCAATTCCGGGTCAACAAGTCTTTTCAGCTCCTCTGAATCCGCGATCATGGGGTTGATACGGGTACGGTTGTTGTTCTGAGCGTCTGTTGCCGTCGGGAACGTGTAGATGCAGGAGAAGTTGTCCATGCAGCAGCAGGCTGCTACCGCAAACCTGTACGACAGCTCAGACAAGCCTGTTTGGGCAGGTTTCATCACGATTTGCGTCTTGGACGGGTCACGGATGATGTCGATCTGGAATTCTCGGTCCTTGAACGAATAGGGCTTGCCGTTCAAGCGGGTGTATTTGGTGAGCCACTCGTCAAGGTTTGTGAGGTTGTATTGGTTGTATGCCCCCGACTTCATCCGGGCCAATGATGTTTCAAGAATTGACACAGCTTTAGCCCTTCATATTCTGCTCTAGCAAGTCGAAGAACTTGTCTTTGACTTCATTGGGGAACTCTTTCATGGTCTCGATGACGGCGTTTTCCACTGCAAGCATGCGTTTCATGTTCAAGACGGTTTGCTGCTTGGAGATGATCTGGGAGATCAAGGTGTTGCAAGTCTTGATGGCATCAGTCACGTCCTTGGGGTTGGCGCTTTCAAAGTTCGCGATCATCCAATCCCTGTGGGCCACTGCTTCTGCAAGTTGATTGGCGAGTTCGTGTTCGAGGTCAACGTCCTCGATCGAGCTGTACTGCTTTGGTACAGGTCGAGGCATGTGCATGTTGTCGACGATGTTGTCGTGGGAGTTGGAAGAGGAGGGGGTGTCGTCGTTCCACTCGTTCATCCAGTCGTCACTTGGGAGGGTTCTTGGGAGCATGGTAGCCTTTCTTGATGCGCCAAGCGGTTGATTGAGAGACGTGACCTTGCTTGACGATTTCGTGGATTGGAAGGTGCCTGAGCGAGTTGAGGAAGAGCTTGCGCATTGCGACAAGTTTCTTTCGTTGCTCGTACTTAGACAATTGAGGCTCTCTGGGAGGTCTTTTGATTGTCCGTCGGAGATACACCGCTGAATACCCCGTCGCTTCAGCAAGTTCGCGCGAGGTGATCTCGCGGCGCATGTAGGCGTCGAGGAGGTCGGGGGGGATGGGGTTGCGTTCGTGTACCATAGTTGGTGGTAGTGTAACCTGTTGATTTGTATTACTTGTAATACAGAGGTTTGAAAGGTTGTGCAGGCTGGCGAGGGGGAGCATGCCGCGCTGCGCCATATAGCACACAAAACCCTATACGTCAACCAATATCCTACTAAAAATAAGTCTATTTATTTTTCTCTATCGAAAACTAATTTTCGATTTACAAAAATCAATCAAAAATTTATTCTCTTTTTGTTTCTTCTCTTTTTTCTGCTGTACAATCCGCACCAGTGGCCGCTGATTACAGCGGCGCACAAGGTAAGGCTGACGCCTTGCCCTAACGCTCTTCCTGTGCCCACAGTGGCACTGGGGGGGCACGTTCTCTAAAAATCCGTGTTTCTCGTTTGGGCTTTGCTTTCCCCCTTTTCACTTTCACTTCTTGGAGAATGAAACTATGAACGCAAAAACCCAAAACCAGTCCGTAACCATTGCGAATGATAATCATTCGCAATATAAACCTGTAGGCGGATTTATGCCCGCTCTAAACAAAAGCGGAGAAATAACTGCCACTGCTGAAAAGCGTGCGGTGCTCTTAAATGCGCTGGACGCCAGAGGAATTCAATCCCTGGCCGTAAATGGCCGCGGTGCAATGGCGAAGTCGGCAGCATCTTCACTAAATA